GGAGTATGAAATTGTATAGTTGTGCTTCTTTACCAAGTTCTTTACTTTCGTGAAAGTACTTAAACATTAAATTTTTAGTAAACGATTCATCTCTACCCGCCAAAATATCCGCTGTTATTTGGCGAGTAAGAAGCTCAAACAATATCCCAGCATTCTTGAATTTTGAATGTTTTGCTTTCTTGTGCATATTATTATTATTTATAAATATATAGGAAGTCCGTAAATATATAGGAATTGTATCTATTCTTTTATATTTCTTTCATCCATAAAAGATTTTTCATTTCCCTCTCTTAAAATTTTCTTTTCATCTTCCACAGTATTCAACAAATCAGTTAAACCTCTGAGAGATTCCAAAGACAATGGGGATTTATTTTTATACTTGTGGGTTACGGATAAATCGGATCGTCTATTGTTTTCTAACGTTCCAAGTGGATCTTCTCCAAACCTATATTTACTAGCATCTTTTCTACCTGTTTGATCTCTCTCTGCTAATTTTGGTGGGGTTGAACTAGGCTTTGTTTCTGCTGGTTTTTCTGAACTAGATGGCTTTTCTTCACCAGTTGGTTTTTCAGGCGAAGTGTCTTTGCCTAGATCGGCATCCCCACCAGGAGGAGTATCTCCGGCAGATCCAACTGCACCAGATTCTCCACCATCACCTTCTTTAGATTGTAAGAACTTAATTGCTGGATCGTTACCTTCTTCTTCAATTTGTTTGAATCTATATGTTCCTTTAGCGTCATCGACAAGTTGTTTTTGCAGATCAATCATGTCTTGATCAGTCAATCCAAAGACGTTTTCATAAATCCATTTTTTGCTAAAGAATTTATTTTCTTGCATGTCTTTTGACACTTCAACTTTACTCTTCCAAACGTCAATCTTTTCTTTTTCAAATATAGTGGATGGATTAGTTAATTCCAATGTAAAATCAACTAATGATTCATCTCTATATCCTTGTGAATATAAATGAATAACCGCAATCTTATTTAATTCACTAACAATAATACGTTGAATACGTTGAATTGTACGAGCAAAACGAATATCTTCTGCTGCCAATGTAGCTTTACCACTTAAACTTTCATCATATCCCAAGAATGCTTTTGGAATCTTAAGTGCTGCCATCATCTTGTTACGTAGATATTCGATATCGTCTGTACCAGTCCATTCTAGACCAGGCAAGTTATCAATACTTGTACCACTGTCACTACCACGAACTGGCAAGAAGAAATCTTCTACCATGTTTTGTAGATTAAAACGAAGATTGTAATCACCAGTTTGTTGATCCAAATATGGAGTTTTTTTCATTTGGGTCATTATTCTCTCCATATGATTGTCAACTTCATTTGGGGGAATATTACCAATATCAACTTTGAAAATACGTTTTTCAGGAGCACGCATAATACGATGAATTAACATTGCGTCTTCCATCAAACTCAATTGTTTCCATACACGACGAGCCCCTTCTAACATACTCTTACCATATGGTAAGAAGTTACTATCACTCAATAATCTAAAATGCGCAATTTGATAATTTTCTAAATCTTCAATCTTATTTCCGTATGGCAGATTAACTTGAAATTTAACAAAGTTTTTATTGGTTATGTGAGCATTTTCTACACGGGTTACATAATAAGTACTTAGTGGTTCCACCATGTACACACCATATTCAGGACTAATATGTAAACGAAGATAAAAATCTCCGTACTTAACCATACAACGAGTCCAACTCCATAAATTGAATTCTATATTTAGAATATCATAGAATAAGTTATGCAATATGTTTTTAATTTCATCATTGCTCGACTTAATTTGTAGAATATCACCCAATTCATTTCTAGTTGTGCATTCATCCGCATAAATGTCTAATGCGGACGCTAGAATTGGATCCATGTCCATTGTATCATAATCACGGAATAGTTCTACACGACTGCTCTGATATGATAAATTGAAATCTCTTGTATATTGATTATAAGAGGTTGTACGTAATCTATTAAAACGATCTCTTAAACTATTACGATCTGTAGCATATTGGATCTCATCAGTATCAATTACTTTTAATTTTTTACCACCAATATTGCGGACGATTACGTCGTTTGAAAATAGACGTTTCAAACGTGCGAATAGCGAACGATTTCTTAATTCCTGAAATGATTGATCTGACATATATTATTCTATTATATAAGTATTTACAACAACCAAGTTAAACTTTCTTTTTTATCATTTACCGTAAAATCCATAGTTTTATGATGGTCGGCAATAGGACTTACATCTTTATGCATAACAACTGGACTAGAGACTTTTGATATCTTAGAAATCATTGCTTTATTATATGCAATTTGATCGTTTCTAAGTCTTAATGCAGTTTCACGAACCCACAATCCAATTCCCATAGACATTACCAAGTCATCATTATAACCTCTCATTGCTTCGGCTTTAGGTCCGTTCCATATAAACACATTCAATTCTTCAAACAATCTTTTAGACTTCATAATAACTTGTTTTTGTCTAAAGAATAACTCTAAATTACTTACAATCAGTGGTCTGTTTTTGCTCGTTGTAGTGAATCCAGCTACTAATTTTTTATCTTGCGTATTTAACTTATTACTATACGATTTTTCTACATCTACAATAGTAAGATCTGTTGCGCTATAAAAAGTATTTTGGTAATCTCTGTCTATAATCTGTTGAAGAGTTCCCCAACCTACGTTGTTATTTTCTACTACTAATAAAGCATTGTTATATTCGGTTGCAACAGTCACCAATAAATTGCCATAATCTTTAGTTGTTAGTTGACCTCTATATTCCGCAACTTGTTCCATCGTTTCAACGTCTATAACATGAAATGCACTAAAATCTCCACCGTCTCCTCTAGCGCAGTCTGCAGTTAATATATAGTTTTTGCTATAATTCGGATAATCCCATATCCAAAGATCTTGATTATTACCCCGCTTTTCTATTGGATCTTTTAAATATGTCTGTTTGTAAAACTCAAGAATATCTACACTTACAACTTGATTACCTGATGTGCTAAAATCACAATCACATTCTTGCGCAGCGCCTTTTGCTCCTGATAGTTCAGTTTGTTTATCTCTCCAAGCTTGATCTCTTTCTGGATGTAGATGCCATGGCAATCTAATTGTCTTAAAATTATTCTTACCTTCTTCAGCTTCTACCCACGTTTTATGGAAGAAATTACCTACGCCGTTGGGAGTACTCAATATAATAGCTCTACCACCGGTAGATAGTGTATATTGGGCCGACAACCAAATTTCTTCGATGCCATCAATAAACGCAGCTTCGTCAATGATTAGTAACGATAGTGCTGATGAACGACCTGCTGTACCTGCAGATGATACTGCTTTAATTTGTGATCCATTCTTTAAACGAAGCGACAAACGATTGTCTTCTACACATGGAACTTTCAACCAAGACGGTAAGTTGTCGTTAGCAAATCTAACTTTGGTAACGATTTCTTTTGCTGTTTCTTGGGTAATGCTAATACACAGAATGTTCTTATCGTTGTGGAACGTCATTAACCACAAACTATAAGCTGCGGTAAGAGTACTAATACCCATCTGACGACTTTTAAGAACTATGTTTAATTGATTATCAACGAAGTCTTGTAAAGCCTCTTCTTGGAATGGATACAATTCAAACCCAACTGTGCCTCTGATGGGATGTTGAATTTTAACGTATTTTTTCATGAAGTATATAGGATCTTCTATACACTTCTTATACTCACTTCTTATTATTTCTCTTAGATTTGGCTGACTCATACTTTTCTTCGTAGTCTTTTATTTTAGCATTAATTTCATCTAATCCTTCATTAATTTTTACCAAATCTTTGGTTACGTCTTCAAGTATTTTTGTATAATCTTGAACGCCTTCCCATCTTTCAAACGATCCATCTTCTTCTAAAAACTCAACTGGTTTACCTTGGTTTTCTTGACAAAACTTCTGGCTTTCTTCGAATTTTTTCTTATAATCCTCCAAAATACTACGTTCATTTTTAAGATCTTGAAGTTCATTGTAAACTTCAAACATTCCCATCATCTTCAAT